TGTCTATTCTTTGTATCTTGACGACGAACGACAAGAGCATCAGGTTTAGCAGTTACCTCAGCATAACGCTGACTAAACTCTTGAAAGCTAAAGCTACGGTGTCTAAGGATCTGAGCTGCAATACTTCTAGTGGTGTTGATTTCTACGCACATGTTCACCATCTCAAATGGTGACCAATGCTTGTGTTTAATGAGGTATTTAATCAGCCTTGCACTGGTCTCAGTGTTGTTCTGATTATCTGGATTAGACACCCTTGCCATGTAGGCTACAAGGTTGTCACCATATGGTGTTGAATGGATTAGCTTAACGGAGGACATACAGTAGTAAACGAGTCACTAGATCAACAGCATTTGAATCCTTGTAAAAAAAAAAGAATTGATTAGTTGTCTAGTTTCATTAGATAAGGGGACTCGAAAGTCCCCAAGTCACAGGGAGTCCACCCTTCTCCCTGTATAAGGCGGGGAGCTGGCTAAACCCAGGTAGAGACTGAGTTTCTGTCGTCACCTCTTGCTTGCTTTCTTTGTTCCATATTCATGTTGAATACAAGGTGTCCAGCAAAGCAATCCAGGTCATCTTCCCAGTTCTCTATGATGTCATTCCATTCATCTCGCTTACGGTTAATGATCTGTTGTTGAGCTGAGATAGAAAGGATGTCGGTAAAGTATTTGATGCCTTGTGCTAAGGCGTCAATACGGTCATCATGTCGTACTGCACCTTTCTCACGACACATACGACTCATTTGGTAGAAGAGCATGTATTCAAGTCGTTTCTCAGGTGCTGTGTCAGGATTAGAAGCGTAGTCCCATTCAACTACCTTTTTGTCTACAACAAGCCGGTGTTGATTAAGTACAGGCTCAAGTGTGTCAATGATTCTGTCTTCTTTACGTACGTTGGCACGTGTCTCTTCAATGTGGATGGCTTGTTTTGTTTGTTGAAGGTGCTTTTTAAATAGTTCAGCAACGATACCGTCTCCAAAGTTAGATTCAATAAGGAGTGTCTTTACACCGTACTTTTTACAACCTCTTAGAATGTCCAGTAACGTGTTGTCGCTGTATCCGTCGTGGTAAGCACGCATTTCGTGCAAGTACATGACACCGTTTCGTTGGCTGATATAAGCCGCGACTGTTTCATCCGATCCACGACCCGACGGGTCAACAGAGCAGATTGTGTCATCGTAAGGACTCCATTCCCCCTGGAGCTGCATTGGACTGTAGAAATAATCTCCAGGTAGTCCGACAGTGGGGAGTTCTTTAATACAGTTTTGTGGGTCTGAGCACCAGATGATGTTGTCTGGAGCGTCAGTAGGGTTAACAGAAGTGACGATGAGGTCACTGTTTTTAAGAGGGAACTTTTCTGCGTCAGACAGGCTTGTGTCAAGCATGAACTGAAGCATGAAGTTACTGCGTCCCATGGACGCTTCACGTTCAAGTAGGTCATCATCTTGGAATCGATCAGGGTCGGTTACATCCCAAGGTTCAGCACCGTTATCGATGTCAGCTTGTAGTTGAGGAGCTATGACGCCTTCGTAGTTAGACATCTTGCGAGGAACCCTTGCAGGCCACACCAGAGGTCGATAATTACGCTCTGCAAGCTTTTTATAGATCGTGAAGGTGGTTTGAGGTGTACCGAGGTACATAATGCGGGAGTCATCCTTTGGTGTAAGGATGGACTCAGCTTCAGTACAGAGTTGTAGAAGCTTTGACCGCATCATTTCTGTCATTGAGTTACCAGGAACTTCAATGTCGTCGAGAATCATTAAATCTGCGCGGCTTCCGGTTAGCTGTCCAGTGATGCCGACGCTTTTTACGCTTGGCGCTTGGGCTGGTGAGCAATTCACATCGAAGCTTATCCTCGACCACCTTGCATCGTCGGACTTCGGGCGTAAATGAGAAAGCCATGGCGTTTCAATGATTAGTTTTTGTAGGAAGATAGACATGTTGTCTGCACGCTCTTTAGAAGCGGAGATAATCATGATCTTCTTTTCGGGGTTGTTAAAAAGGACCCACAACACGAACGCTCCAGTAATCCAAGACTTACCAACCCCACGAAAGGCTTGGATCTGGAGTCGTTTTGGACCATTCTGTAAATAATCAGCAATAGCGTATTGTGCTTTTGTAGGTTCAGGCAGATCAAGCTGTGACCACATAGCTTGTAGAAACAGCTTGAAGTCACCTTGCAACGCCTCTAAAACATTGCTCATGTAGTATTAAAGAGAAAGTGCCTCTTGTTCAATTCGTGCTCGACGCATTCCCTCAAACACATATTTGTCAATGTCTAATAGAATTGCTTGTACTTCACGAATAAAACGAAGACGTTGTTTGTAAGACGCACCCCTGAAATCAAGTTTGCGAGGGTCTAAACCGGCTTCACGCAGTTTCATGTGAATAGCTGAGTGGACCTTTTGAGGAAGTTCACCGCTAGGGCCAATCAAGTTTCCACTACCGTTTCCAGTAACAAGCGAAGGAAACTGTTTTTGGATAAACTGTAAAAAACGGGATCTGTCTGAATCTGGTAATCCTTCAATTACTTTGTCAATAAGATCTAGCTCAACGCGGTGATGACCTTTTGTATAGTCATCAGTGCCGAGTGTTTGCTCAGACTCCATGCGTTGACGCTTCGAGTCTTGTGCAACTTTAGTAGCGTTTGAACGTACTTTTAGCGAAGGCTCGCCAGATTTAAGTGTCTTGCCATTTGACTTAAGGTCAAAAGTAGTGCCTTCATAGTTAACCTTCATTTGACCTTGCAAACTGCCTTGGTCACGCATAAGTTGCTGACCATATTGACGGTATTCAGCCGCCATTTCTTTGGGTAATTTTGGTCGTGCAGTGCGAGGCTGACGTCTAACAGGTTGATTTACGTTGTCTGCAAATTCATTAGAAATTGCCAGACGTTGAAATGAAGAAGTAGGGTTATATGCTTTGTGTGCTGGTTTAGGTACAACACCAGCAAGTTGTCTAATAATTCGGGCTTTTCCCATTAAAAAAGCCGCCCTTGCGGACGGCGATTTGGTTATACGTGAGTGGATATGTTGTTTAACTAATATGGGAAAGAATCAAACCTTCCCTAAGTAGATTCATTCCAAAGCGCTCTCTCATCCACGAGCGCCAGTGGTTACTTCCTTTGTCCTGATTACAACAGGTACACGCTGGTACGACATTCGATGAAATGTCTTCACCCCCAAGACTGCGAGGATGTACGTGATCAAGTGTGAGTTCATGTAATTCATAAGTAATTCCGCAATAAACACATGTGCATCCAAAATGTTCTTTGATGCTGCGCCTCCAAAGGCGCTTGGCTTCTGGAGACGTCATGGTTATTAGGTTGTATAGGTAATGATCAGGAGTGGGAAGTAAGGGGGTCATGCACGACTACGGTTTCTGGCTCTGTTTTTTGATGCGGTTTCCATAAAGGTTTTCCCATTCTTTTTGTGGGAAACATCCTTACCGTCACCATTTCCGTAGGTGCCTTTCTGTCGGTTAATACGCTTAAGTGCAACTCTGCGCTTAACCTCGCTAGGTTTTTTATTGTATTTACGTTGGTAAGCACGCTTAACCTTTAAGGCTTCGCGGTTACTCTTGTAATACTCAGTTGAGCTTTTACCGGGCGCTGCCATAAAGTCGTTTCTGTACCATTTCTGGGTCTATTTCAGGCATGACATTGGCAAGCTTTGACAAGGGGTTACCGTCATAGGCAACACCGCTAATGTCGTTAGTTTTAAGCCAGTCACACGCTGCTTTTAAGTCTTGAGTTGTCGCTTCACCCGATTTGATTCGGGCTAGAAACTCTTTAGTGACGAGATTATGCAGCTCATTGAACTGATCCTCCGTCGCTTTCTTTTTTGTCATTTGCCACTATTGGTATTACGTCGTGACAAAGAACTTCTACACGACTTCCAGGTCTAAACATAAACCCAGCTTTCATGATTTCCGTACACTTAAGAGCACGAACAAGTTCGTAGTCAAGACGTAGTTTCTGTTCGTGTTTCTTAGCAATGCTTTTGCACAACTCGATCATGCTTCCGTCAAGCGGAACACTAAAGTTGAGCTGCATACCAAAATTATTATTGCGGACATATCCCGACGATTCTTGTGGGATAGTGTCGTTGCCCATATAAAACGGGCTGAGCTGCATCGTAGCCCCATTGCAACTGACGTTATTGGCAAAGTATTGACGAGACGGTGCACCATTGTTTTGGAATTGCACTGCCTGATTGGTCACATTGCCCGTTGCTGCTGCTACTGGGTTAGAGCTGTTTTGAACTGTCGGGTCTTCAGGTGCTGCAAGTGCAGGACTTACTGAGAGAAGACAGACAGCGAGGTAGTGGTGGAGGTTGATTCGATAACCTCTTCGACGCTGATGGATTCCACGACTCCCGCATCCCGTACGACAGTCTCCAGTTGAAACTGTTCGCCCGCATTGGTTACGGAGTAGGTTGTGGAATCGCTCAAAATATCCCCACTGGGGGTGACGTTTGTTCCGCTCCATGATTTGTAATCACCACCCATGATCTCGGTTTCGATAGTTCGTTCGATGTCAATGGTGGTAGTAGTGGTTGATTGCATGGACCCCTGGGTAAAGTTAGGGGTAACTTGCTGAGCTGCAGCGGGAGAAGCCAACAGGAAAAGGATAAGAAGCTTTTTCATGGTTCTTTTTTCTTAGGTTCGTCGGATTTGCTATTTCTGTTGTTTGATGTGTTAAGACCAAATGTAGCCAACGCCCCAGTGAAGACACTAGCTACAAATGTAATGTCACCACCACTTTGACCTTTTTTGATCATAGGGATGTCTACATAGTTAAGTGTGATAATAAAACCACTCCAAACGACGACACCAAGGCGTACAAAAGTAGCCAAGATCTCTACGTCATGGTGTTTAATCTTCTTTAGGAAGGATTTGTTTTGTCCTTCTTCTTGGTTATTTTGCTCCATGCTTGTTTAAAAACTGGTTTCATAATCATCACTAGGTATTTAAATACCGAAGTAGCAGTAAGGGTGGCAGCAACAGAGATAACGGCTGTGGTGGCTGCTGCAGTCATAATTTCTGTTGACGGCATTGGGATTTCTTTATCCGTAAATGGCACGTCAATCATTTGCACCTCTTTCGCTTTAGGTGCTTTTGTTTCTTTTGGCGCTTTATCCTCATTCGATCCCTTTATTCCTGGAGGTGGGCGCAGGTCGCTAGGAGGGACTACAAGGGGCTTATAACTTGGTAAGTTAGCCCTTGGTACTTCTAGGACCGGCGCAGGCATCACAGGCGCTTCTGGAAGCGTTAGAGAAGGGAATGAAGGAGGATCACTCCACGTTGGCACCGAACAGTCCGCGTTCGATGAACTTCACTGCTTCATCATCCACAGTGTTGTCGGTTTGTTCAGCCAGTTTGGTCAACAGGTCAACAATAAGACGCTTGACCTTTTCAGAATTGATAAACGAAAAAAGAATTGGACGGATAAGGGTGATCATTATTCAATAGGGGTAGGCCATGCCGTAGCAATGGCGGGGTTAGCGACAGTTTCCATAACTGGATTGCCGTCAGAATCAACGACACCAGCACCTTCACTATCAGTCTGTTGACGAGTAATAGTTGCTTCACCGAAAAGAAGCTCTTTCAAAGCAGGCACATCACTACAAGCATCGATCTCAGCTTGCCGTGTGTTACACGCAGTGCGAACAGCAGCACGATAAGTAAGCCACTGAGAAGACACCGCGTAGTCAGTAACCTCAGCAGCCTTTACAACACGCCAATCAGACGGTGTAAGCAAGGATGAAGCAATTTCGGACTGCTTTGCCTTCCACAAAGTCTTGAGACCAGTAGTGGTGTTACCGTCTTCATCAGTAACGTCATTAAGTTGTTTGGGGTTATCAACACCCCAATAGAACCGTTGGTCCCAAACCCCAACAACGGGGTCTGCGACTTCAACGATACCAATGGCTTGCTTCTCCTCCAAAGAGGTCAAGCGCAGCCAATTAGCGGGATATTGCATCCCGTCGTGAACAAATGCCTTGTCATATTGCAAGGTATTACCATTGAGTTGTAGCATAGTTAGATGTTGTAATTAGCGTGCGCGTGCAGTTTTGAAGGGGTTTTCAGCAAATGCGGCGTAAAGGTAAGATTTACCATTTTCATTTATTTGCGTATCCGCAGTCCTGATTTTGAAACCGTTACTAAGGATATCTATTTGTCGGCCACTATATTCTGAGCCAGTGTCATTAGGGCGCAAAGATTCATCCACTACATTGAACGGCGAACGAGATGTGTCTCGGATGTACCAATCTTCTGCATCATCAATCCCCTTTGTCAAAATAAAAGCAGGACGAAATCCTGTGTAAACAAAAGGACCGTTAGCGCTTTGATTACCAGTCATTTTTCCAAACGCACTATAGCCTTCGACAGGTGCAAAGCAGTAGGCAATGTTATCAGCATTATAACTAGCTCCGTAATCATCCCTGAAATAAGGAGTAAATGTAGTAGTACTGAATTCTGAAATATCCCATGTTGCTGTTGAGCTGTTGAAAGCTGCAACATGTTGGTTTAAAGGAAGAACTCTTACATCAGAAATCTGAGTATCTTTGTGATAAACGGACCAATTTCTCGAGTTGTCTAAGTCTTTGCAAATGATAAATTCAGGTTTCGCGTTCAAACCGTGGCCTACACTTTGGAAGCCAGCAGATGATGGACCCGTGAATTTAACAATACTAAATCCAGCAGTTGGATTTGCTCTGACTTGAGAAGTGATGGTGCCGTCAGTGTTGCTAACCGTTGTTGATGAAGCCTCCCAAGCCCAGCCAACGTAAGTGTTGTTATTGCTGTTAATGTCGCCTGCACTGCCTACACTAAAGCCATCACTATTAAAGGCAGTAAGAAGTCCGTTGTCGGTATAAGTACCGCCGTTTGAATGAGTTCTAAGTGCATTATGCACACCTCTAATGGGGTCAAACAAAGCGTGGAAACCAGCGCTGTTTATTTGTTTCGTCCATACAAGATCTGGAGAAAAACTATAACCAGTTATGTTTTGAGTGCTGCCGTTGCCTGTATAAAGCTTGGCATAAAAGTAATCCGAACCATCGGCAATCGAGGCGTAAGCAGACTCGTCAAGGTTCTGCGTGCAGAGTGACTTGAAGCCGGTTGGTGGCGTGTGGGCGAAGGGGCGTTGCCCTGCGTTCAACACATAAACTCCTGACGAATACCCATTAATTATGGGCGTAAGCACTCTTGCGCTAGAAAGAGTTGCGGTAGGACCTGCGCCCGTAGAAGGGTTTCCTGAAATCCAAGTACCGTTTTTTGAAAACCAAATTTTATTGTCTTTTACAGCAACACCAATAACATCTCCATTATTTGTGTATGTTCCTTGAGACGAAATTGTTGACCCAAAATTGTATACAGTACCTGTAGTTGTATAAGAGATACCGTTAGGATTGCTGGTGCTTCCTATCCAAGAGCCATAGTCAAGACTTGAAACTGAATAGTCGAGATCATGGAGTCCAATAGAGGATTGATCACCATAGGTTTTTTGAGTGACCTCAAAATAGAAACCAGTGGAAGAGTCTGATTTGAAGCCTATTGTTCCTGCAGAAAAACTAAAGTAACTGGAGCTGGTAGAACTTGAATGCTCTAAATTTCCATTTGCCAGCGAAGCACTTGCGTTTAGTTGACTGTCTAGCGGATTCCAAGTGCAATAATTACCACCGTTGTTACCGCTATCGGCTTCGTAGTTGGTTGGGGAGTCGATAAGGCTGTCAATTCCAGCACTATCCGTTCCTTGTGCAGTACCGGAAATACTGAAGGTTACGTTGCCACCACCAGAACCACTAAATCTTACATAACGACTGTAACTGTGAGTTTGACTAGAAGCTGTTGATGAAATAGTAATAGTAGATGAGCTATTAGTTACTCTTGTGTATCCGCTGCTGGAACTTGAAGAAGATTCAAAATCAATATCATTAGAGCCACCTGTTTTTGTAAACGTAATAGTGTGCGTTCCTAGTGCCTGAGTATCAAAATGTAGTGTGTTGTTATTTCCATTTGTTGACCAGGATGTTCCACTGCTTACTGTCGAAGATGTGGCCGCACTGTCGTAAGTAGATTGAGGACTACCAATTTTATTAGGCCATCCAGCAGTTCCTACACCAACACCTGTTGCGATCAGGTTGTTAACCGTCCAATCATTTGCTCCAGAGGGATCAGTCAGGATTGTTCCGTTGACGCGGATGGCATAGACCGCAGCTTCACTAGATGATTGGTCTTTAAGTTCTAGCTTCGTAAGAGTACCATTGCCTGTAGAAACTTTCTCCCAACCACCACTATTATTTGCTTGGTTGACCCAACTACCTCCATTGATTCGAGCTTTATCAGGTTGTGATGTGTTGTGATAGTAAACTTCAACACCACCCTGCGCATCAATCCATGAAATTGGTGTTGCAGGCTCGAAAGTTAAAGTGGATCCATTAGCACCCAAGCAAAGCGTAGATACATTGCCATCAAACAAGGTTGCAAACGTGTAGTTGTTAGCAAGCGCTCCACTACAGTCGGCGCTGTAACGAGTACCTTCTACATTGGCGTCAAATCCAAGCGCAGCGTTGCTGCTGTTGTCGGAGAAGTCAAGGTGGAAGCCGTTGGTTCCGTAGGTTCCAGAGTATTTCTTCGGATTCCAAACACCAGTGTCGGCGTCAAATGCACCGAAGTCAGTCTCAGCAAGTGCTTGACCGTCGATGAAGTGAACGTCGGCCAAGTAGCCATCAAAGTAATCATTAGCAGTATATGAACGACGACCAATCGCATGAGCTGCCGCTGTGTTGACAAACGTGTTTTGATTAAGTGGCACTGCACCGCCATTTAAAGTTTGGCGGACACCATTTACATAGACTATGAGACGGTCGGCTGCTGTACTATTTGTAGTATCTGCAACCACAACGATGTGGTACCACGCAGAGGGATCACGAAAAACAGCGGCACTATTTTGCGAATAGACTGTATTGTTAGAATCAACTATAAATACGTTGATCTTGTCGGAACCGTCAAAGCCAAAGCCAAAACGCCCTGGAGTATTGCCAGCGCCTGCACCAAAAATGTGATTATCGTTTCCGGTCTTTTTTAGCCACGTTGAAAGCGTCCAAGTTGTATTTGAACCTGCAGACGCAGTGCGATTGAGATATGCTGAATCACCTGGCTCAAATCGCAAGCTGCGTTTAATCGTGTAATCAGCAGCGCCGCCAGAACCGGCGGCACCTGCTAGAATGTTATTAAATACTGGCATATATCACGAAGTGGCTACGAGGTTATCAGTGGTTACGCAGTGAATTTTGCCAGCTTCCTGGACAACATAATCAATACGTGAAATTACTCCAGTAGTTCCAGTAAGAGCCGGAGCAGCGCCACCTGCAAAGAGATATTGGTCACCCCAGGTAGGAGCAGCGCAAGTAGTTGAACCCTGGACAATAAAGATAGAGCCAGATTGACCTGCTACTTCAGTAGTGGGGTTAGCGAAGGCAATGGCTGAGTGACCAGTGGTAAGAATGAAGTTGTTACCCGTACTAAAATCAATAGTGATACTTGATGCTGAGGTAAGGGTTACCACTGCAAGCCGTTGCGGGGCAGTGTAGTTTTGAGCAACGTCAGTTTTGGCAGTATCAGGATCAGCATCCTGCTTGCCTGCAAGGTCAGATGCGGTAGGAATACCGCTAACAGCGACATCTACATCACCACTGCCAGTGTCATAAGTAAGCGTATTTACGCGGATTTTTCCGTGTGCCATGATTAGTTGATAATTGTGAGAACAGAAGTAGAAGGAACAGTGAGTGTTGCGCTAGATGCCACAGCAACAGCAGGACCCATTAGTCCGATGTTGGAGTTAGCGTCGTAAGTTTTAGATGCAGTAATTGTCTGAGGTGTCAGCAGTGCATCAGACTGGACAACAGAAAAACCAAGGTTGCCGTTCGTGTCGCTAGTCAACGCTTGACCAGTCGTAGAAGGCAGAGCCGTTGGCAGTGTCAGGGTGTAAGTAGCGTTAGCCGAGTGCGGCGGACTCTTGATCTGTACGCCGTGAGAGTTGGCTTCACAGTTCAGTTTAATTGCACCTGAACCCCGAGTGCTGTTGCCTTTGACGACGACTACACCAGACCCACCGGGATCAAGATCGATGTCTCGGTTGCCAGTAGAAACGATGTCATAAGTGACAACGTCAAGATCACCACCCAGTTGCGGTGTGGTGTCTTCATTCAGGTTGTTGATACCTGAACCACCAAGTGCGCTGATCGACTGCCAGGTCAGAGTGCCTGCACCATCAGTAGACAGCACGTTGTTAGACGAGCCGTCAGACGTTGGGAACGCAAGACCGTTGATGTTATTGATCTCACAAAGACCAGATTTCTGGTCAACCACCATGAAGTTACCCACGGTGAACTTACCGTTGTGGTCAGTGCTGGACTGCCACACGGCACCATCGTTCCGCTCTACAACACGGTTTGATTCAACAGGCTGACCACCGTTTTCAGGAGCTGCGTCGTAGTCAGTGCCTGCACCCACATACTCGAAGGTGTGACCACCAGAGCTGATGTAGGAGCGGAAGAAGAACGAAACAGCGGCACCGCTTGCAACGTTGCTGATCAGACCAAGGTTGGTCGAGCGGTTAGCAGAAGCGGTACGGATGACATGGACACGGTATCCAGTCGGGTTGGCTTCAGTGTTATCGACAACACCGCTGCTGTTAAGGATGTCAGCACCAGTTAGTGCATACAGGTCACTGCCGATCTGCATCAGCATGTCGTCGGTAGGACGAGTTGCATAAGCACCAGAACCAAACCAGCTCGAAGGTGCAGTTGCCTTAGTGATGTCTACATAGAGATCACCAGCACTTGCTGCCTGAGAAGTGACAGTCGAATAAATAGCAGACGTGGATTTACCATCAGCAATCAAGCCATACCGACCGTAGTCAGTTGTGCAGTTGCTGAGGTTGACACGACCACCATTCAGTGACTTGCAGTGGTAGTGAGTGAACGTTCCGAAGAACGACACGAACTGTGCATAGGCGTTGTTACACACCAGAGCACCAGGACCATCCAGGTTGATCTGAGTAAACGAGTCAACGACCATAGACCGCAGCGGAGAGCTGCTAGACACGTCATCGCCGTTGATAAATAGACCACCGCCAGTAGGTGAGGAGGTGCGGTCACCGCCGAAACCACCTTGGTTAACATTGTTTGGGTCAAAGAAGCCGCCAAGGCTGTTGTCAGCGTTGTATTCCGCCTGGGTGTGGTTGTAGATCCCACTGTCCATGAACGTTGTGCAGTTCTGGACGTAGGGGCTCTTGTAGATAATTGAGTTGGGATAGAAGCTAATAGCCCATCCCTGGTTAGTCGGAAGACCGTAAGTACTGTCGTTATCAACAGAGTGACCACCACGGGTACCGCTAGCCTTCATACCTGCCATAGAGAAGTTGGCAATCTGTGTACCGCTGTTGACACGGAATAGAACGCTCTCTTCAGTTGCAGGCGTTGGGTGTACAAAGCAGCTACGAAGCGACTGACCAATGATCGACAGGTTGTTGACCGTGACGTCAATAGGTGCTGCCTCTCGATAGACACCAGGAGCCACAAGAACAATGTCTCCTGCATCAGCAGAAGCCACAGCAGCTTTGATGGTCTTCATGGAGTCGATGATCCGATGACCATCGTTGCTGTCGTCACCATTGGCTTGGTCAACCCAGATCACAGTCGGCTGGGTGACAAAGGTGCCACCAGAGGAGATACCAATCCAGTTGCTACCACTCCAGACAGACAGAGTTTGGTCACTACCGTGGGCGTACCAAAGCTTGCCAATAGCCCAGTCAGTACCAGTAGGCGTGGTGTTCTGATAAAGAACATCATGACGACGCTCGATAGCACCGATAGATGCAAGTACGTCATCAACACCAGTCCACGTAGGACTACCAGCGTTTTGCTCAGCAGTAGTAACGATGTCAAGACCTTTGATCTTGTCAACATCAAGAGTGTTGTCAGTCAGCTTGGCACCATCGATAGACCCATCAGCAATCTGACGGTTAGTGACGGAGTTAGCTGCTAGCTTTGGTTCAGTAACAGCGTCTGCGACAAGCTCGGCTGTGTCAACAGAGTTGTCCTGCATCTTGGCAAGGCTAACCGAATTGTCAGCTAGCTTTGGATTAGTAACAGCAGAATTGACAAGCTCATCTGTATCTACTGAGTTATCCTGCATGTTGCTGAGAGCAACTGCATTATCTGCAAGTTCAGAGTTAGTAACTGCATTAGCAATAATTTCTGCAGTTCCAACAGAGTTGTCTTGCATCTTGCTAAGACTGACAGAGTTATCTGCAAGCTCTGTGTTAGTAACTGAACCATCAACAATCTCAGCCGTACTGACTGAGTTATCTTGCATCTGTTCAATAGCTACTGAGTTATCAGCAAGTTTTGAGTTATCAATTGCATCATTAGCAATCTTTTCTCGCGTTACATTGAGATCACGGATAGCATCAGTAACAACAGCTCGGGAAGCAATGTTACTAGAGTCAATCTTTTCTTCTAGCTTATAACGAAGCTGTTGGTTGTTTTCGTTGAGATCGTTCGCCTTAATTGACGCACCTGGAGCAAACGTGGCTTCAGGCGTAGCAATGTCAGTATCACGGAAGATACGGACAATGTCACCAGTGTTAACGGTGGAAGTGATAGTAACAGTACCGCTACCTGAGGTTGCGTAACCTGCAATAGAGTAGTTACTGGTAGAAAGTTCCGCTCCATTAACACTTACCTTGACCTCAGCTTGAGACAACGAAGGGAAAGTAATAGTGTAAGTGGCTGGAGCTGTGTATTGAGATTCAGCCATTAGTTGTTCTGTAGTTGTCTAATAGTTTGGATTTGAGCAGGAGCACTTGTTTCGTTGCGGGTTCTAGCCTCGTCAGCAGCAAGATCCTGTTGTTTTTTATAGAGTTCAGCAACAAGATCTGGATTGTTTTGACGTACTAAAGCCCAAGCTTTTTTGCGTGCAGCTTCAAACTTTGCCTTGATCAACTTGTTATGGGTATAAGCCTTCATAGGATCAAGCTCTTTCTTGTTAGCTCGAAGATCCCTGTTCATACGTGCGACAGAGGCAATGACGTCGTCACGGTCTGCGAGTTTGTCAAGCTGACCTTCTAGGTTTTGTTGACCTAGATATTTCTGGAACTCAGACCTAAGTTGGGGATATTCCTTCAGAGGAATACCGTCAGGGGATGAGTAGCCTGCTAAACGCAAGTCATAGTTGCTGTTCCAAAGCAAGGTACGACCGTCACTCTGGTTAAGGCTAAGACTTACAGGTGAGATCAGGTTATACATCTTTTCGATGAAGTTCCAATCACGAATCTTTTTACCATTCAGAAGATCGTACTTAGTAGGAAGATCTTTACCAGGACCATATTCAGAGGTCAGGTTACGATTGCGGATAGTGTCAAAGATGTTCTTATTGATCTCGCGCATTGGGGAGTTAAGAGTCCGACCAATGTCGTTACGTAATCCAGCAAGGGGGACAGTGTTGTTAGCAATGTTGCCAGCAATCTTTTGGATCTGGTAAGGCTCACCGCTGAACAAGTCAACCAATTGAGTGATGCCTTGTAGATAGGACTTACTAGCCACACCACCTGCTACAGCCAATGAAGTAGAAAGAAGATTACTTTCAGCCCACTGTGGACCCATCAAAGCCTGGTTATCACCAATGTCAGCAATAGTCGAAAGGATATTGTTAAACGGTTCAAATGCTTCGTAGCTCACCCAAACATCACCAGCAGGCGTCGGTACTTTGAAAGACCTAGGCTGCCAGCCGGTATCCATCCACAACTTACGTAGACGACGATCTTGGGGACCGTTGCCAGTGAGGTTGCCTGTGGCGTAATAAAGACCACCCATCATCACAACAGCACTACCAATGGCTTGACGACCTTTCATCAAAGCCTTTGCGTTAGCTAGATCAGCAGCAGTTTCAATGCCGTACTGTTTTACAGACGCAAGATCATCAGCCTTAGCAAAGAGAATATCTCGCTGTTCTTTAACCAGCATGTTTACTGCTGGCATGTGCTTAGCACTAAACTCAAGTCCGTTAATACCAGTTCTTGCAAACAGGAAGAACGGCTTAAGCATTGGAGCTGCTTCAAATAAACGTTCAAGGTTTTTAGAAAGACCCCGAAGCTCAGTTGTCAGCGTCGCTTCTTTGACTTGTGACTCAAGATAGAGATCACTCTTCAGGTTGATGTTGCCATCTTCGTCGAGAAGCTTTGAGTAGAACTTATTTTCATACTCTTTAAGCATCTCAGGCGTGATGTCTACATGCTCACCTGTCTTATGGATGTCCATAGCTTCCAGCATTGCCTTTTCACGAGCACGAGCACGAGCCATCAAAAGTGCAAAAGCATCATCCGTAGCACCCATAATCTTAGTGTTATAGGTAAGGAAGTTCTTGCTGTTCAAAGTACGTGCAATATCAGCGATCCGATAAGCAGCCTTGTCAGTAACAGTGCCGTTAGTCTCAGCCCATTTACCCATGACAGCCCAGGATTCATCATCCTTAGAAACACCTTCGGTGTATCGGGTCTTCATGTCAGCAATATCACCAGCCCAATAAGCACTTAGGTTGGTCTTAAAAAGCTTGAAAGCTTCGGGGATAGTCTGTACATATGCATTAACACCAGCAAGACTTGCACGTGCCAACGCACGATCGCCGCTGATTGACGCCCCAATGGCCGTAGAAAGCGGTCTAGCAAAGGATGCGGTGAATGTACCCATCATTGCCCTAAGAGGCGTCTTAACGCCGCTCAGAATGCTGTGTACCATTACAGAGCCAAGCTCTTTAACGACACGGCTGGGATAACCCTTTTGCTTGAAATCACCACCACGAAGCTTTGCTCGCATGTATGCGTCAAAGTCAGTGAGGTTGTGGACATCGTTAGACATAGAGAAGAACTCTGCCAAGATGTCAGTCATCTCATCCGTAGGCTGATCTTTGGCAAGTTCCAAGTAAGCCATCAAAGCTTCTTTAGATTCAGAGACCTGTTTATCCAGGGTTTCTTTCATCTGTTTTTTGGCACCAGGAGTATTGAAGTCAAGTCCCTGGAGCTTTGCACCTGCCAAATAACGTGAACGTTTGACGTTGGTCAGACCGACAATCAAACGATCGACCGTCGCCTTCATAGGACCATCAATGTCATTAAGGTCAGCGAACTCACCGATCTCACGCATACCGATACCCATGTCACGCACCTGCTTAAACAGCGATGCGTTGATCAGGTCAGCAGCAAGGATGGCTTCACTGTTCCAAGACTCCAAACCACCAATGGTGTCGGAATCACGAGACATGACACTCCAGAAGGAATCTGGATCCATATCTGTGTAGTCACGACCCAACGCCTCACGGACACGGTCATACGCGCCACCGTAAGTAGCACGCATTGATTGACCAGCATTCTTTGCCTGCTTAAGCATTTCCTGATAACGCTCGTCAGTAACGAGATCCTTCATCATTCGGCGGAACTCGGTCTCTGTCACATCGACAGAACGAGCCATGTTCTCAAGCTGCTTAGCGGTGAACACAGAGTCAGTAGAGCCAGCACCTGCTGTCTTCCAAGTACGTCCCAGCTGTTCAGCCTGAGAGGCAACGTCAAAAGGTTTCTTGGCAGATGTAGGGCTGCCCTGCCAGGGGTCAGCAATTGATTTGTTTTTGTGTGCTCTGAACTGGTTACCCGGCTCACCTGCAGGAGGTAGGGAACGGATGGCTTCACCTTCTATTTCAGGAGGATCACGGAGAACCTCTACGTCGATAGCTTGGTCAGCAAGCTGGGGACGATCAGCACGCAAGGCTTCAGCACGTTGGAAGGCAGAACGAGCTGCAGCTTCCTGTGCCATCTCTTCCCGTGCAGCTTCATCAACTTGATCAGTGATGTTCTGTTTACGTGCAACGTCTTCTACAGGGTCAAGTCGAGACAGAACCTTTGAGGCAATCATGTCAAGACCAACACCCTCAGCCATGTTTTTGAGGGTCTTCATCCAAGGGTGATCAGTTTCTTTGGTGGCAAGCCAGGGAGCTACACCTGCATCGAAACCACCTTGAAGGACTTCACCAACCCAAGGAATACGCTTAAGAAGCTGAGCTTCAACAATTGCAGAGGTTGCGTTTTGATCTTGTGAATCAACAGACACAAGGTCAGATGCTGCACCAATGGCAACATCTTCAAACTTACCTAGACCTCTAAAAGCTTTTGATGCTTTGCCAATAATACCTAGAGAACCGTAGTGAGCACCAACCTCAATGAGACCACCCCACCAAGTTTTGGTTTGAACGTCCTCTTGCGCATCTTGGAGAAACTCAACAGCACCACCGTAGGAATTAAACCAGTCTGGTTTGTACTCACCTGTTTCTTTAATCTCTTGACTCATTTCACCAGTAGTCATCTCTTTGAGACGTTCTGGCAAAGTAAGGATAGATTCAACAGTGGTTAGGGCAGCACCAGCTAGTGCTCTGTCAACTTCAGGAATACCTGTAATGTCAGCTTGTTCTTCTTTAAGGAGTTTAGTTACCTCCTCTCCCTTAGGATCTGCTTTAAATCCTTTGTCGTCAAGTTCTTGTTGTACCTCTTGCGCAGCAAGAAATTGTTGCTGTCGTTCTTCTTCAGCTTCTTCCTCAGCAAGAGAGTTTTCTATGCTCTGAGACTTCCGTAGAAGATCATCAGGGTTAATTAGTTCAGGCTTAATCATAATGAATTTCTAGCTGCTTCGATAACAGCCATTTCGTTAGCCGTAGCTTTGGTCAGACCAATCCATTGACCAGGACCACCGCTCTTAAGCAGTGAAGCAAATAGTTGATCTTGTAGTTGAGGAGTGAATTTAGTTGTAAGGGGTATGCCTAAACGATTGACTAGACCTTTGAGTGTTTTACCGACGAACTGATAACGTCCCACTGCATGAAGCCTGCCTTCACGAATCCATTGCCCATCAGACATATCTGAGTTGGCTTGTAGATCCATGATTTCGCCAAGCGTCATAGTGGTCAAATCTTTTCCACCGTGTTGACTCATCTGTCGGAAATCACCAGAAAAACCTTCTGTACCGTGACCACCGTCAATTCCAATCTGGTTTACTGCGTTGTAACCAGCATCACCCGCTTCATATTTTCCTGTAATATCAGCAGCTTGTTTTAAAAGATTAGTGTCACCACTTAAGGTGAGCACCGGATCATTGAAGTCTGCATCTTCGTTTGCCCTAAAGATTTTTGAGCGAGTAGGCTTGTAATCCAAAGCTGCACGTAATGCAGGGCTCATTTGATCACGAGCTTCCTCGCTAGAAGTTTTCCCAAGTTCATTGCCTGTATATGCTTTATATTGAGAATTAGCAATATCCCAGGCAGAAAGATTTTTAACATTTCTGGCTACTTTGTAATAGAGTTCAGGAATTTCTCCACGACCAGCGTTGTAGTCATCAAGTTGCTTTAGTTCTTCAACAGTGCCAGGAATCAAAGAAGTACTTAGATCATCACCTCGAAGGACAGCATCGCGAACATAATTAGCAGTTTGTGCAATCTTTGTTGCAAAAGCAGTATCAGTTTCGATTGCATAGACAGAAGCAAATTCATTCCTTTTTTCTGGAGGAATTGTTCCAGTTCCACCAAAGGCAATGAATTGATCGTTAACTGCATCTCTATATGCAGACTCAGCATCCATACCATTTTCAAGGTTTTGGTTGAACCTTTGCAAAAGCTTGTCTTTAATGTTCCGTTGTGCAATACCCCACTGAGGTGTTTTGTCCTTAGAGCCAACCTCTTCGGTGTAGATCTTGTCAGCAAAACGATTGGCTTCTGTGCTTAGTTTCGTGTCGTAACTACCTTCTGCTTTTGCACGTGGTTCGTCATCTTGTACAAGCTGCATGTATGCAATGTAAGCATCAGGATGTACACCAGCTAAATCAGACTCGACAAGGTATCCCTTACGAATACGGAGTTCTTTTAGGGCTTGTTTGTCATCTTCAGCGTCACGTTCCTGACTGGTTTTATAGTTGTCAAGAAAATCTAGCTCACCCTTGGAATAACCCTGAGACTCGTACTCTTCATAGAGCTGCTCAATATCTTGGTCTGTATAGACATAGCCCCGGTTAGCACCTTGATCAAGGAAATTTTGCCTGATCTGCTCAAGATCCCGCCTTCTATTGGTCTGGTCTTTGTCAAAGTTCTGACCTTGAATGTCGTCGTAGATCTGCTTAAAGTAGGCAAACCTCGGATGATCTTTGAGCTTTTTACCATCGTTAATAGTGGACTCACCGAGCTGATCAAAGTCAATACGTTGACGAGCTGTTGCTTGACGACGGATTACATTTTCCATCTCATTCAACGCACCTGCATAACCA